AATTGGATAGCAGATAACATTTCTGTATTTACAAATAATATAACTGCATCAGATATTGGAAACATTTATAAAGAATATTTTGGAACGGTACCAACCAAAGTGGTAGACGGTCATCCAGAATCATTTGTTGGAACAGTTTCAGAAGATTCAGGAAATCCTTTTAAGTCTTCAATTCTTCTTTTAGACTCTGAGCTTTCAAATGGGCAAACCAAATTCCAGCCACTTGTTGGTCAATCTGGATTTCACGCATTTACTTTGTGCCCAAGATTAGCATCAACATCAGATAGTGGAAACTGGGTTCTTACTGGAACCTCCCCAAATTTTGTATACACTTTTGGATCAAATAGAGACAATCAGAAGGTTGACAATATTGAACCAGATCTAAATGACTTAATCTTGTTAAAGAATCAAACAACCTCATCACAAAATGGAATATATTTGGTATCTGCTAAAACTAGCACTTCTTTATCTTTAACTAAACAAACAAACCCAACAAATAATCATTTAGTTTTTGTTAAAGATGGGTTTGTTAATAAAAATTATTATTTTATTAAAAGCAGTTCTAACACTTATATTAATTCTGTAATTCAGAGAAAAATTGGAAGCTACGATAAAACTGGACCTCAGATAATGAGAACATTTACTGTAACTTAGTTTACAAATAACGCAAAAAATGGTATCATAGTGGTATGTCACAAAGAAAACAAAAGGTTGTTCCTGTAGAGAGCAACGCAGAATATGGTATTTATGTCTGGAAGCTGCCCAATGGAAACCTGTTTCAGGACGATGATGGTAATACCCTGAACGTACCATCCGTAAAGTTTGATATCTTAAAAATGAAATCTTTAGCAGAAGCAGCAGCATATTATGGTCAACCAGATGGAACACCAGAATTTATGGCAGGTGTAGGTAGGTCAACAGATGATCAGGCAAGAGAAGATATTCAAAGAATGGCTGAAGGTCTGACTCCTTATGGAGATACGGACAACTGGAGAGAGGTATTCCAAAAAAATGGAAGAAGTTAATATTAGTGGTGTCTCTATGGACACAACTAAATCTGAAAGTATTTCAGGAAATTCCTCTGATGAGTTTAACTTAAGCTCAGATGAACTTCTTAAAAGTATTAGTGGTTTGCACACAAACTTTAAAAGAAATGCAAAAAGAAAAATTGAAAAAGCAGATCAAAACTCTCTTTCTGGAGATAATTCAAATTCCAAACAAATAATTCCAGACAAGTACGGATACGGTCTATTTGATGTAGTTGAGCCAAATTATAATCTTTATTCACTTGCAAAACTTTATGAAGTTTCTGCAGCAAATTTTGCTGCAATTAATGCAAAAGTGGCAAATATAGTTGGTCTTGGATATAACCTAGATCCAACCCTAAAAGTTTTACAAATGTTAGAAGATGTAGATGATCCAACATTGCTTTCAAAAAGACGTAGAAGAATTGATTTAGCAAAACAAGAAATCCAAGAGTGGTTAGAGTCAAGAAACGATGAGGACACGTTTACCTCTACATTAATCAAGGCTTACATTGACAAAGAAGCAACTGGAAACGGATACCTTGAAATTGGTCGTAAAGTAACTGGAGAAATTGGATACATTGGTCATATTCCTTCTTCTACAATACGAGTTCGCAGACTTCGTGATGGCTTTGTTCAAATTGTTCAAGGAAAGGCTATATTTTTTAGAAATTTTCAGGATACAGAGCAAGCAAATCCATTTGGTGTAGATGCAAGACCAAATGAAATCATTCATCTTAAGGGATACACCCCTATGAATACTTATTATGGAATTCCTGCAATTGTTGCAGCAAAAAATGCTATGGCAGGTACAGAGTTTGCTTCCAGATTCAATCTTGAATATTTTGAAAACAAAGCAACTCCAAGATACATATTTTGGGTAAAGGGAGCTAAGCTTTCTAAAGATGCAGAAACAAAACTGTTTGAATTTTTCCAAAATAATCTTCGTGGTCAAAGCCATAGAACATTAGTTATTCCAATTCCTGGAGATCAAGATGGTCAAAAGATTGACGTTAAAATGGAAGCTGTTGAAGCAGGAGTTCAAGAAGGTTCTTTTGATAAGTATCGTAGATCAAACCTTAGTGAAGTTTTAATGGCACATCGTGTTCCTATTTCAAAGGTTGGGGCTGCTGAAAACATTTCTCTTGCAAATGCTCGTGAGGCAGATAGAACATTTAAGGATCAAGTTTGCCGTCCAGAACAAGATGCACTAGAAAAAAGCATGAATAGAATTATTGCTGAAAAAACAGATATGTTTAGACTTAAATTTAATGAACTTACCCTTACAGACGAAGATACTCAGTCAAAGATTGATGAAAGATACCTTAGAATGCAAGTAATTCTTCCTAATGAAGTTAGGTCCAGAAAAGGCATGACAGCTCTTCCAAATGGAGATGTTCCTGTTCAATTAACGACTCAAGGTCGTGCAGAACAAGCAACTCAAGCATCTGGAAATAGAAATAGAGATCAACAAAGAGAAGCAAATACTGCAGACACTGGAACTGGTGCTAGGGTGGCACAGGGTGAGGGAAGACAACAATCATAACACTATAGTAACAAAAGTGTTATATAATTAAAATGTTATGGTAGATTTACAAAAGGCATCTCTTACTACCAACGGTCAACAGGTAACTTTGACCATGCCCATCTCTAAGGTGGACGTAGAAAAGAGAATAGTTTCTGGTTTCGCAACCCTTGATAATATTGACCGTCAGGGTGATAGAGTAACCGCTGAAGCATCCCAAAAAGCATTTGAAAACTTTAGAGGCAATGTGCGTTTAATGCACCAGCCAATTCCTGCAGGTAAAGTTGTTAACTTTAGGACAGAATCGTTCTTTGACCCAGGAACAAATAAACAATACAATGGCGTTTATGTTGATGCTTATATTTCAAAAGGTGCTACTGATATCTGGGAAATGGTTTTAGACGGTACACTTACTGGATTTTCAATTGGCGGTAACGTAAAAGACTCAGAGCCAGTGCTAGATGCAGAATCAAAATCTACCGTTAGAATTATTAAAGACTATGACCTAGTAGAGCTTTCCCTTGTTGATTCTCCTGCAAATCAACTTGCAAACATTTTTTCTATTCAAAAAGATCTACAGGGTGGATCTATTGCAGATGGTATTTTTAACAAGTCAAACATTCAAAATGTTTTTTGGTGTGAAAATGACGAACTTGCATACACAGATGAAAATGAAGCACATTCATGTGCAAACTGTGGAGATGACCTAAAATCAATCGGTTGGATTGATGAAGTTACACAAGAAAATGTAGCCAAGGCAGTATTTGCCATGATTGAAAAGGCACAAAATGTTGTAACAAATGAAGAAACTGCAAACAAATATCCAGATCAAAAGAAAAAGTTTAAGACCGATCTTGAGACCAAAAAAAAGAAAGACAAAGAAATGTATAAGGGCTCATACTCTGTTGGAGATTTTGTACAATGGGGGTCGTCAGGTGGGACCGCTCGTGGAAAAATAACAAGAGTAGTAAACAATGGTAAAATTAATGTACCTAACTCTTCTGTAACAATTTCTGGCACTCCAGAGGATCCTGCAGTAGTTATTACAGTTTACAGAAAAGAAGGAAATTCATGGAAGCCAACAAACACAAAAGTGGGGCATAAAATGAAAACACTAAGGTCATGGACAGCAAAAGTTGTTAAAACCCTTGGAACCAATATAGGCTTACTACCAAATGAGGTAGTAAAAAAGGCAATTGAAACACAGTCAGTTGCCAACCAAATTATCAAAGGAGGTGTTGAAGTGGCTGAAAACACAGAAGACACAACAGTAGAAACTGTAGAAGAAGAAGTAACCGTTGATGAAGTAGTTGAAGATGTAGAAGTTTCCGAAGGTACAGAAGTATCTGAAGAAGCTCCAGCGGAAGAACTAGCTAAGTCTGACGAAGTTTCCGAAGATGCAGAGGTTGCAGATGCAGCCGAAGAGGTCACAGAAGAAGTGACTGAAGAACCTTCCACCGAAGATGGTGAGGCAACTGATATTGAAAAGGCTTTAAATGAAATTAAAGATTTTGTTGCAAGTACATTAGAAGGATCCGTAGCAAAGAACAATGAAACAATGACCGCTGTAACAAGTACAGTGGCAGAAGTTACAAAGGCTTTGACTGACAAGATCTCAACAATTGAATCCAACAACGAAAACTTAAATAAAGCACTTGCTGATATCACAAATGCAATCGCTTCTATCAATGGAAGAATGGAAGCTGTAGAAGAGGATACAGCAGTTAAGAAGTCTGGCGAATTGGAAAATTCTCCAGAAAAGGCTACCACAATGACAAAATCAGCGTGGGGTGGACGCTTCCTCGGCTCCGCAGAATACCTAAATTAAAAAATGAAAAGGCAGGTGAAATAAAAAAAATGAGTGATAATATTATTGAAAAGGCTGCAGCAAGTGGTACAGTACTATCCCCACTAGATTCCCCAGGTGCTATGACAGCACAGGGTAACTCTAATGACAATGGTGGTGTATTAAACCCAGAGCAGTCACGACAGTTTATTGACTATATCTTTGATGAAATGGTTCTCGCTAATGATGGTCGTAAGGTCGTTATGAGAGCCAACACAATGGAATTGGATAAGGTTCGTGTTGGTTCACGTCTTGTTGCTAAGGCAACACAGGCTGAAGATACAGGTTCTAATGCAGCTCCTGCGTTCACAAAGATTGAACTTACAACAACAAAGTTCCGTCTAGACTACGAACTTTCAACAGAATCCCTAGAGGATAACATTGAAGGAGAGCAGCTAGAAGATCACATTGTACGCTTGATGGCAACTCAGTTCGGAAACGACCTAGAAGACATCGCAATTAATGGTGCATCAGGTGCAACATCTGGTTACTACCAGAACACACTTAATGGATTCATTAAGCAGATTCGTGACACATCCTACTTGGGTGCCCACGAAGCAGCAGCAGCAAAAGCAACAATGACATCTCTATGGGATAATGGTGCAGCAGGAACAACTCCTTTATCGCTAGAAGCGATTGAAGCAGTTTACAATGCTCTACCTCGTAAGTTCAAGGCTCGCCGTCAGGATCTTAAGTTCTACATGAACTCTAAGCACCTACAAGAGCTTATCTCAGCACTTCGTAATATCGGTACAGTACCAGAAGCAGTAGCAGCTCGTGTTATTGATGGAACGCTTCCACAAATTGGTGGACCAGCGGGAGCTCAGTACATGATCTTCGGACTTCCAGTACTTGAGGTACCTTTGTACCCAGATAATTACCTAGATCTAACACTCCCAAGCAACAGAATCTGGGGCTTCCAGCGTGATGTAACCGTACATCGTGAATTTAAGCCAAAGAAGGACACAATGGAGTACACAGTATACGTCCGTATGGGTGTAGCTGTAGAAGAGAAGTCTGCAATTGCATACGCAGAACAGGCATAATAATTCTCTACCTAAAACAGGGGCTGCTTTTTGCAGCCCCTGTTCTATTTCTGGTGTATAATTTATGATAGGAGGATTTTATGTTTAAAGATAAAACAGTTTATGAATTAAAAACAATATGCATGATGTATAATATTGAGTACCCAAGTGGTGCCAAAAAAGCAGGAATTTTAAAAGCAATTGAAGAATCTGGAATTACT